GGTACACATGCCACAGCGCCCATGTGGCCGGGTAGTCAGGCTCCAACTGCTCCCCGTTCCTGCTTCGCGCGCCAAGGTTCACGGGCTCGTGCTCAAACCAACAAGCAAGCTCCACGCCTAACTCGTCACAGGTGTAGCAAAACAGCAACAGACCGTCCTTTGTGTGGTCAGGGGTTGTCATACAAAACTCCGAAAAAAAGTGAGTAAGCGGTCAGACAAAGTGGGCCTGCCTACAGGAGAGGACAAAAGAGCAGTCTGCAAGGCGAACGAATCGCGGCTCGCGGACCAAGTAGGCTTGGGTGCGTAGCACAGACCAATCTTGACCTTGCCAGTGTTATAGGGCGGCACAGAGCGGCCTACGGTAGACATAGAACCGCCTACGGTAGACATAGAACCGCCTACAGGGGGCTTAGTGGGTTGCATGCTGGGTAGCCTCCTCTAAGGACAAAAAGGCGGCTTCCGTGCCCTCCAGGAAGGCCTCACGGGGCAAACCAATGGATTTGGCCAGAACAGCAGAGGCCAACATCAGGGTTGTCATGGCCAACATGGGGTTCTCAACCTTGCCAGTTAGGTGGCCCAACAGGTCGGTAGCCAATTCGGCAGAATCGCGGACCACGGCTCGAATCTCATCATCAAGTACGCTCATTGCTCTATCCTTTCTTAAAGTTGCAGGGAGTGCAGGTGAATTATAAGCGGTACTGGTTATACAGTGCAAGTGCAAGAAGTGGTTTATTTTGTAGGGGTAAACCCTTAGAGAGGACCGCGGACCGGGGATTTCTGTAAGGTACGAGTAAGGCTATATAGACTTTTCTGACTGAGTTGTGTTTTTGTTTTTTTGAAACCATTTAGACGTGATAGACGTAATAGACGTAAGAGTCAATGAATATGCGGGTTGTGAGTGTGACAGTACATCACGTTGAGGATTAGATGTAAGGTTTTTTCAGGGGAGTTCCGCGAGATGCTTTTTGAAAAAACTTTTTCATGAAATAGTACGTAGACCCCTATAGGGAGACCTTTTTTGTTTTGGGCAGGCTCGGGGCTTTTGGTTTCGCCTTGTCTTAGGCCGCTGCTCCTGGTACACTGTTTGCAATTGCTTACAGGAGCGTAAAAATGTTTCAGATTGAGTCGGGCGTGGAGATGCCTGTGGGGCGGACAAAGTACCCCTTTGCTGACATGCACCCGGGCGATTCGATCCGTTTCGGGAACGAAAAGCTGGCCAATAGTGCCCGGGTATCGGCGATGCGTTTTGTCCGAGCTCATGCCCCTGAATGGACGTTCCAACTGCGCCGGGTTGAGAACGGCTGGCGCTTGTGGAGAGTTGCATGACCAAGCGAGATGTCTGGAACGTGCCGCCCATCATTGGGGACAAAGCACAAAAGCGCATGTCGGGCCAGGTGGCCCCCCTGCGCAGGCAAAAGGTGCTGACAGGCAAGGAATGGAAGTTTGTCACGGAGCTTGTGACGGGGGATGGCCGGGTAACCCTGAAGGAGGCAGCTATCAGGGCCGGGTACAAGCCCACAAGCGCCTCGGTGATGGCCTGGAAGCTGACGAACCCTGAGATCAACCCTCACGTGGTCTCGGCCATCCAGGCTTACAGGGCAGAGCTCAACAGCAAGTACAACACTTCATACGAGCGGCACATGAAGGATTTGCAGCTCATCAGGGACAAGGCCCTGGACGCTGGGGCGTATGCTGCTGCTGTGCAGGCCGAATACCGCCGTGGGCAGGCTTTGGGGTCGATCTACATTGACCGCAAGGAAATCAGGCATGGCACCATTGATTCGATGTCGAAAGAGGAAGTGCAGCGCAAGCTGGACGAGCTCAAAGCCTTGTACGGTGGACCACCCCCAAGCGCGCTGATTGACGCGAGCACGGGCTTGGTGATTGAAAGCATTGAACGTGAAAAAGATCCCGCTTTTGTCTCTCCAGTGGCAGAACCTCCGCCCGATATCTTTGAACGGGACAACGATCTGGGACCCGACGATGGCGACACCTGAAGCAGCTTTTGCCGCCCGTGTGCGGGACGGGTTGCGCCCTTTGGGGGTTGACACCGAACGGATTGAAAACCGCGTGAACCTGGGCGTTTCTGACATGCTGGTGGGCGCGGGAGACCGCTTTGTTTCGATTGAGTTGAAGGCCGTCTCGCGTGGCTTGAAAGTCGCGCTTCGCCCCCATCAGATTGCTTTTCTGACCCGGCACGCTTCGCACGGTCGCCCCTGTTATGTGCTCGTGCATCAGGTGAGCACTGTCGTTCGCCCTGGCCGCATTGCTTTGTACCATGGCCGACAGGCTATTGAGCTTGCCGAGCAGGGTTTGCGCCTTGAGCCCATGGCCGCATGGCCTAACCGGGGCATGCCCTGGCAAGAGCTGGCAGACATCTTATCCGGGAAAGCCCTAATTAAATAATTTGCAGCGCTGTTATTTTGCTGCTATGATAGCGGCACCGGAACAAAACCGGCAACCCAGAAAGGATAGAGAAATGCTGAAAACAATCGCTGTTACATCAAACCGGAAAACCGGGCCAATTGCCGCCACTTATCGCAGTGGCGTTCATGAGACCTACGGCACGTGCCCGACATCATGCCAATTGCACCCCAAAAACGAGACGGGCGCTGTTGAAGTTGACGCGGAATATATGGCCGCAGTGTCTGACGCGGTGCCCCGTAATGGGCAGGCCTGGACTTATTCGCATTTTGCCGCTGAGACGCTGCCGACACCGAAACCGGGCAAAACCGTTTTCAATGCATCATGCGACACCATGGCCGAAGCGGTGCGCACTGTAGAGCTGGGCCGCCCGGCGGTATATGCTGCCCCGGTGGACATGGCCGACAGTTTCCCCCTGACGCATCAAGGCGTTAGGTTTGTGCGCTGCCCCGCTGATATGAGCGAGACTTTCACGTGTTCTCAGTGTGGCGGTGGCCGCCCCTTATGCGCTCAGGGAGAGCGGGATTATGTTGTTGTTTTTGTTGCGCACGGTAGCGGGAAAAAGAGAGTCGGCACGGGTAAGGGGGGCTGTTATGCCGCGTCAGGCCCTACAGCTATCGCATGGCATGGCACAAAAAAGAATGGTCATCAAGATGATGCCGCGGCTGTTCGTTTGTTCGCCCGTTCGCTGCCGCCCGGGTCGCTGTTGCGCCATCATGTAGCGGGAGATATCGGCAAAGAGGTGGCCATATGATGGATTTCGGCGTTATGCAACAAAAAGCTTTTCCAAAATTTGAAGCGCACACGGCTGTTCGTTGTTTTCACTGCAACGCAGCTATTGGGCAAGTTGAGAAACCCTTGTTTTATGGGTTTCCATGCGGCGCTTATGGCATGTGGTGTGAGACATGCAAGTGGCGCACGTATTACGACACCGCCGACACGTCCATTAAATTCGACAAAAAAGGTGACCCGTTGACGCCCACATGTTCATGCGGATGCACTACGCCGCGCGACAAATGGGACACGTCCGAAGGGTGGCCTCGCTGCCCCGATTGTCAATATATTTAGAGAGGCAAAATTTATGTTTTTTGCCCTGGCTGTATTTATTCTGTTGTGGTTAATAGTTGACCTGTTTACAGGGGATTAGCCACACTGTTCAAATTAGTGTAGAATTCAATCATCGGAACAAAACCCGATACATCATCAACCCTGAAAGGATAGAGAAAATGGCACATATGATTGACACCACCACTGGCACCGCTGCAATCGCATACGCTGGGCAAACCCCCTGGCACGGTTTGGGCCAAGCCCTGACGCCTGATGCATCAATTGAGACATGGACACGTGAGGCCGGGTTAGATTACACCGTGAATGAGTCCCCGGTTTTGTTTCAGACTAACGCGGCCACAATGCCTGAAGAATTTAAGGGCCGCAAAGTGTTGCACCGCTCAGACACTGGCGGCGCGCTGGCTGTAGTGTCTGACGGCTACCGCGTGGTGCAACCCGCTGACGTCATGGGCTTTTTTGGGAAGTTGGTAGAGCTGGGCGGTTTTCAAATGGAAACCGCCGGGGTGCTCAGCCATGGCCGCCGGGTTTGGGCACTGGCTAAAGTGAATGAGGGCGCGGACATTATCGAGGGCGACACCGTGCGGCCTTATGTTTTGCTGGGCACGTCATACGACGGCACCATGGCCACCGTGGCGAAATTCACTTCAATTCGGGTTGTGTGCAATAACACCATTACCGCGGCATTAGGCCGGGAAAATGCTGGCACTGTTCGAGTGCTGCATTCTGAGCGCTTCAACCCTGACGCGGTGCGCATGGAGCTGGGCATCGTTGGCGACAATTGGGAGCGGTTTTTAATTCAGTCCCGCAAGTTGGCACTGGTGGAAATGTCACAAGCTAGTGCCGATAAGTTTGTCCAGGCACTGCTGCAGCCGTATCACACTAGCCGCATGGAGTTAAACGAAACCCGGGGATATCGCCGCATCATGGAATTATTCAACGGCCAAGCTATCGGGGCAGATATCCCCGGGGTGTCTGGCACCCGCTGGGCAATGCTTAACGCAGTGACTGAATTAGTCGATCATGAGCGGGGCCGTTCGAACAATACCCGCATGGAGTCCGCATGGTTTGGCACTGGTGCGGCCCTTAAAAATAAGGCTTTAGAGCTGTTAGCAGTTAACTAAACGAGAATCAATCGCATTTGAGGGTGATTCTCGAATGAGAATCATTCTCAATGGCTTCGTTTTCCCGGTTAGTTTCGTTATAACTAAACTAGGCCCCCGGTCCCTGCCGCTGTACGCCTTGAACGTGTACCGCGGCGCGCGCGCCGCGGTCCGGGCCCCGCGGAGCGGGGCCCGTGGGGCTTAGGGTTTGTCCTAATATGCGCGCGCCGTGGCGGCTGTGTTATAATAGTGGCACTGGTGCGGGGGTCCCCGCACCGGGTAACCTAGAAAGGATAGAAAATGAGCTGTTTTGTTGTTCCCGATTACCACATTGATACTCTCGTATCGTGGGCCGTGGCGAATCATGCCGGGGCTTTCATTGGTGGCCTTGATCCGCGGGGCTTGGCCGCGGAGATGCACCGGGCAAACTGCACCGCGTACCGGGACCGGTACGCCGAAGATGTAAGCAGCGCTTACACGTTCACCATGCGGCCCGAAGTGCACGCCATGCCTGCCGTGCAGATCATTAAGGCGTGCGATTGTCTAGACTACCAATGTAGCGATTGGATGGACTACCCGGGCAGCATCGCAGAGCGCGCCGTGGAGCAAATCAGGCGCACCGCTACTTATGCCCTCCCCGGGTATCGGGCCGCCGCCTGGACACTCGAAGAGGTGACAGCATGAAACTAGATTTCTATGAGGACCCCGGGCACGGCTGGTTGGCCGTGCCCCTTGAGCTGCTGGACTCGCTGCAGCTGCTGGACAAGGTGTCCAGCTACAGTTACATCCGCGGTCGCTTCGCGCACCTTGAAGAGGACTGCGATTATTCGCTGTTCGCTGCCGCCATGCGGGAGCGCAATGCGCCCTTCACTATTCGCGAACATCGGTGCGATGGCCGGTCCCGGATCAGGTCCTATTCCAGCTATCACCCATCAACCGCAAAAAGAAATCTTGCGAACATGCGCGCCGTGATATAATAGTCTCACTGGGGCAGCAGCCCCAGTGCAACCAACCATAGAGGATAGAGATCATGAAAGTTAAAGAATATTGGTTCCTTCGCCTTGGGTCTGATTACCTAGAAGACGCGCTTCTGTTCCAGACTAAGACGGCAGCGCTCCATAAGTATCAGCGCGTTGCCCAAGAGCTCGAGCGCTATGGCCAAGGGCTCGAGGCTTCGCTCCATCGCGCGCCCGGGCGCGATACCCTGAACGAATATCCGGACTATGTCTTAGCCCTTGGGCCAAGAGGCGGCGTTAAAGCAGAGAGCTGCTAAATAGTTGACACGGTCCCGCGGGACCGTGTTATAATAGTCTCACTGTGCAAGGTGCACAGTACAACCATAGAGGATAGAGAAATGACAAACCCATTTGCCGCCCACCGTTCGGACTTGTTCGCGGACCGCGAGACAATCGACGAAGCTCTCAATTACGCCCATGAAGTACTTACTGCCATAGTAGGCAGCGACCGCGCTGCAGCCATGACCGCGGTCATGGTCGTGGTCAACACTGCCGCGAAACTCTGGCCCGCGCCTGTCCAGGCGGACCCGGCCCGCGCCCTACTGGCGGACATGGTCCGCCAAATGGTGCAAGAGTCTGTCGGAGATCTTGACTCCAAGATGGATGAATGGGCGCAGAACTCACTGGCGTTCGATGATGCCTGCGACAATCGGGTAGAGCGCTGGGTCGAGAACAACCTAGACCTTAGCGAACAAATCGGAGACTTCCTGAGAAACAGCGTGACGATCAACATCGACACAATTTAATTTGACACGGGGCCACGGCCCCGTGATATAATAGTCTCACTGTGCAATCATGCACAGTACAACCAAGAAAGAAGAGAGCCATGAAAGTCAAGATGATCACAATCGACAGCAGCCGTTTTATCCTGCCCGAGGGCATGACCACTAAAGAAATCCAAGCATTGGCAGGGATGCTGATTAGTCTGGTGAAAGTGGAGCACAGCTACCTGTACCCCAGCTACGACAGCCTGTTCTATCCGGGCGAAGGTGTCCAGGTGGGCGTGACCACTGTCACGCTCATGACTAAAGAAGAGGCACGGGCGAAGAGCGAAGCCAGCAAGGCGGCGGAGAAAGCAAAAGAGGCAGCAGCCGAAGCCTAAGCGATAGGGGCCCAGGCCCCTATCACAGTGCGACTGGTCTGTCTGTCACGCTAGTGACAGATAGCCTGCGGCTATCGGCGCTGCGCGCCGATAGCTTTTCCCTTTATTTTTTCCCTCTAAGGGTGGTGGCGGGGGTGGGTGGGCCCGCATACCTCTACGTGCCTATGTACCTGTGATACCTAAGAAGGGGGAGGGCCATAAACAACCCGTCAGTGATAGGCGACAGGCTTACCT